TTTATCCTTTTGATGCTGATGGAGGTTTTCTTTTGGCTGATTCAACACAAATCAAATCAGATGCAACAACATACAATGCAGACAATACAACTTTTTAACATAACAATACAGAACCGATGAGCAAACAAACCGTAAATGTGGGCACAAATCCAAATGACAATACTGGTGATAGCCTTCGCCTTTCCTTCCAAAAAACAAATTCAAACATAGACGAAATCTATGCAGACGACTTTGTGACTTCTGCAAGAATTGCCGACAGTGTTGCACTTGGAGGATCCCCGACAACAACAACACAATCAGCAGGGGATAATTCAACCAAAGTTTCAACTACAGCTTATGCGGATGCAGCAGTTGCAGCAGCAATTGACGCTGCTCCAGCAGCCCTGGACACACTAAATGAGCTTGCAGCTTCTTTGAATGATGACGCTGATTTTGCTGGAAGCATGACAACTTCTTTGGCTGGAAAACTTGCAACAACTGCTGGAGCTGTTGGAACTGCAAATCTAGCTGCAGACGCTGTCAATGGAGACAAGATTGCTGATGACAGTATCAACTCCGAACATTATGCAGCAGGATCAATTGACACTGATCACATTGCTGACTCTCAAATCACAACGGGCAAAATTGCAAATGACGCTGTCACAGCGGACAAAATAGCGGACTCAATAAATTCGGCAATTGCAGCAAACACCGCAAAGCTGACCAATGCAACACATACTGGAGACGTTACTGGAAGCGGTGCTTTAACTATTGTAGATGATAAGGTTATAACCTCTAAAATATTAGATGCAAACGTTACAACTGCTAAGATTGCGGACGATGCAGTTACAGCGGATAAATTAGCCAATTCTATAAATACAGAAATTACTGCAAATACTGCAAAGGTTACAAATGCAACTCATACAGGAGAAGTAACAGGCTCTGGGGCTTTAACTATTGCAAGTGATGTTGTAGATGCTGACAATTTAAAAGTGACAGGAAATGGGACTAGTGGTCAAGCCTTGGTTTCGGATGGAGATGGAACTTTCAGCTGGACAACTTTATCGAGTGGAATTTCTGTTTCAGTTATTTCGGGAAACACAAATGCAGCAAGTGGATATTTGTATGTCTTAACTGCAGATTTAACCTTGACGCTTCCAAGCTCACCAAGTGCTGGGGATTATGTAAAAATTTCAAATAGAAGTGGAGTTGCTACTTGTATAGTGGCGAGGAATAGCGAGAAAATAATGGGAGGAACTGCGGATTTAACACTTGACAAACTAAACTCTGGTTTTGAAATGGTTTACTCTGGAACGGCTCAAGGATGGATTTTAATAGGTGTCGAAGGAACGGCAGCATAACAATAAATTAATTAATTAAAAATAAAATAAAATGGCAGATTTTTCAAGTTTTTTCCCAGCAGCAGGAGGCGGTGGTGGGGGTTTTACCAAAATAAACAAGTATTCAACAAATAGAGCACTTGGAGGTGATACGGTTATTAAGCAGGGTCCTCCTGTACCATTAACGGTACAAGCAAGTAGACCTGGTAATTCATCATTTGTTACAGTAAAATACACAGATTCAAGTTTTGACGCTGCTTTTTCTGCTGCTAATGCTTTTGTAGGTTATTTCTTTTATTGGTCTAACCCAATTGCTGGAGGAACTACTACCAATGTAATTACATCTAGCACAGCAAATACTGGAGCAAATAGTACTTTTACTATAAATTTTTCTCCCAACGCTGTTCAGTCAATGACTAGTAATCAAACAATAACTACTTATGCAGCTCCAATCACAGTAAACCCTGCAACAGATTTAGGGTTATCTGATGGAGCAAGTCTTGGCTATTTTATGGTAGGTGGTGGAGCTAAAGCCGTTTACCAGCAAGACGGTGGTAAAATAATTCAAGGTACTGCAATAATTACTACGGCGTCAACAAATTTAGTACTAACACCTGGAACTGGAATACTTGGTGATAATAACGTAAATACCACAGGGACAGCATCAACAATTTCAGGTGGACTCACTCTTACAACTGCTGATGGTAATTCAAGAAGCGGTCATAAAGGTTATGGTTCAAATTCAACAATGGCACCAGGGACTGGAATTAATGGTTATGGGCAAGGAGGCACATACTATCAAAACGGATCAGCTGCGGGAATGAGTAGTCCCGTACACGGAACAGGTGCTACAGTATCAATGTACTCTCCAGCAACAGGCTCAGACGGGTCAATATTATTATACTATTAAAAAACAAAAAAATGTATTATAGAATTATAAACGGAATAGCGGAAAGCAAACAAACGGATATTAATGGATTTGATGGTCTTTGGGCAGCAACAGAAGAAGGATTTGGAGAAGGCGATTTATACGATGAAGAAAAAGGTTGGAGTCACCCAGTAAAGACATCAGATGAACTAGAAGCAGAGGGCAGAGAATGGAGAGATAATGAACTTGAATTTACTGATTCTATTGTGGCAATCACAGACCATTCTAGTCACACAGCTTTAATGTCTTACAGACAGGAGCTAAGAGATTGGACAGATACAAGTGATTTTCCAAGTACTAAACCAACAAAACCATAAAGGATTTTATAAAATGGAAGAGATGAAAATTGCGTTTTTCAATATTGGTGCTTTGGCTATTAATTTGACCAGCATCAATGAGGAGCTGAAATTTTTGTCTCTAGCCCTTGCCTGTATTTATACAACAATTTCAATAATTCAAAAAATTCGCAAATGATGAACAGCAGAGAACGCAAAGAAATAAGAGGATATGTTGGATCTGGAATTGTTTTTTTGTTTGTGATTCTTTTGCTGGTTTTTTTAAGCTGGCAAGAAATCCCAAAGTCAAACAATGACAGTTTCAAGCTTATAATTGGAGCACTGATTGCCACAATTGGGGCTGCAGTATATACTTTCATTGGTCGGGATCCAAATGAGCTCCAGGAGCTGCAAAGAAAAAACGATTCACTTGAAACAAAGGTTGAGGGCTTAGTCTCTGAAAAAGACAGGCTTGAACATTTAATCATAAAAATGCAGGAGGACCTGATTGATCGGATTCTTTTAGTCAATGCAATGAATCACGATAATCAAAAAAACAAACAATGACCACATTTATAATTTTCATGAGTGCAATTTTTACAGCAGCAGCAGTTGTTTTAATTCTGACCTATTTCGGTTATATAAAAGACAATGATCAGGATGGGATTCCTGATGTCATAGAGTCAAAGGCTGAGGAAATAAAAAAAGCAGTAAAACGCAAAAGAAAAAAGAAAGATGAAAAAGCCTAAAGTTTGCCAATGCGGTCAGTCAACAAATCTCAATGGATATTGTGACGGGACACACAATAAATAAACTAAATGAACTATTTTAAATTTTCAGAATTTGACTGCAACTGCAGCTCATGCAAATCAACAGGGACTTCTGGTCAAATTAACATGCAATCTGATTTTCTTGCAATGCTGGATCATGCAAGGGCAATTGTCAAAGGAAACACACCTTTTGTCATCACCTCTGGCTTCAGATGTGAAGCTCATAATTCTGCAGTCGGGGGACGAATTAAAGGAGCAAGCTCAAAAGGGAGCTCTCACATGTACGGGATTGCAGTTGATATTGCAGCAACCAGCTCCAGGGATCGCTTTAACATTTCCCAGGCACTCATTGAGACAGGATTTAACAGAATCGGAATCTCAGCAAAAGGAGGATTTATTCATGTTGATTCGGATCCAGACAAATCAGAAAATGTCTTGTTTTTATATCCAAACTAACACAACAGGATCCACAATTAAATTATGGGCAAAGCATTAAACAGAAGGGGGAAAATAAGTCACTGCACTAGAGCTCAGAAAAAGGGCAAAAACAAACCAGCACGCAAAAAGTAATGTCAAAACAAAAGAAGAAATTCGGACAGACAACTGTTGGAAAACTTATAAAAGCTTCAGTGGGTTTAATTAATCCAACTTTAGGGAGTTTAATCAATGGGACCATGGGGATTGAAGATGTAATTGCATCAATAAAAAACTCAGACGAACCTGCAGAAGACAAAGTCAAAGCCCAGGAGTTAATCCTGGAAGCTTATGAGTCAGAAGTTGCTGACAGAGCTTCAGCAAGACAAAGAGAAATGCAGGCAATGGCTAGCGGATCCAATGACATTCTTTTCAAGACTGTTGGCTGGGGGATCACATTGTCATTTGTTGCTGTAATCTTTGGAGCAATTGGACTCTGGGAAGTTCCAAAAGAATCACAAAGGCTTTTTGATATGGGTTTTGGAGCAGTGGTTGCTGCTTTCACTCAGGTGATAGGCTACTATTTTGGCTCTTCAGTGGGAAGCAAACAAAAGACGAACATAATGCACAAACCAAATGAACTGGACTGAATTAAACCCGAATTTAAATCACAAAGAATTTAACAGCACAAAAGAAAAAGAAAGGCGGATCCTGGTCATTGGAGACCTTCACTGTCCTTTTGATCTGGAGGGATATTTTGATTTCTGTGTTGAGCAATATAAAAAGCACGATTGCAACCAGGTGATTTTCATCGGGGACTGTTTAGATAATCATTATAGTTCTTTCCATCGCACCGATCCAAATGGTCTTGGAGGGGGGGATGAGCTCGAATTTGCTATCCAAAGACTCCAGAGATGGAATAAAGAGTTCCCTGTTGCTGATGTAATTATTGGAAATCATGACCGCCTGATTGCAAGACGCTCCTTTGATTCAGATATTCCAAAACAATGGATCAAATCTTACAATGAAGTTTTGGGAACAAATTGGAACTGGATTGAGCGAGTTGTTTATGATGGGGTCCAATATGTACACGGTGAGGGTGGCAATGCACGAACAAAAGCAAAGAACGATCTTCAATCTACAGTCCAGGGGCATATTCACACGCAATGTTTTTCAGAGTGGTTTTGTGGGGCAAATTTCAAAGTTCTAGCAATGCAAGTGGGCTGTGGTGTTAATAATAAAAGCTATGCAGCAGCTTATGCAAAACACTTTAAAAAGCAAGCTATTGCATGCGGTGTTGTAATTGGAGGAAAAACAGCAATCAATTGCATGATGGACCTTTAAAATAGAGGCTAACTTTGAGCTCTAGTGTCTCTAAAAGTGTCTCTAAAAAAGCAAACCCCTACTCATAGCAGGGGCTTACACACTATTTAGCGGAGAGACAGGGACTTGAACTACTTCTGTAAATTGATATATATTCAATAAATAAGGGCATTTACAACATTTTAATTAATCATAATGTGTTTAAATAGTCTTTTTATATCCTTTTATGTAGTTTTGAACTGTCTCTAAAAGTGTCTCTATGAGTTTTTTTCTGCATCAAGGTTTTATTTTGTTTAATTTTTGGTTAAAAGGAAAAAGACTTAGGTATTCGACAAAAATTAAAATTGATCGTGAGGAATGGGATTTAAAAATCCAAAGAGCTAAAGCACGAAGAGGAGCTGTCGGTGAAGCAAATAGAAAGATCACACACGAGCTCAATGAATACCAGAAAGTCTTCGACGACTTAAAAAGATTTTATAAAGAAAGCCTCACAAAAGAAATTGTCAAAGCGAAATTTGATGAACAGTTCCAATTCGCTGAGAAAACAAAGTCTTTGAATTATTCAGAATATTTTCAGATTTATATCCAGCAAAAAAAAGACAGCGAATCAGTACAAAAGGACTCCTGGCAAAAATACACCCGTTTACACACAGCAATCCTGGAGCTTCAAAAGAAAAATAAAACAGTTTACAGGCTTTCAGATTTTGACTCAGCTTTTTTCAATCAACTGATTACCTATTTCAGAAAGGAGAAAAACATTTCAGACAATACCCTGAGAAGAAAGCTGGGCTTTTTTAAGTCTTTTTTAAATTGGTGTATCAAAAATGAGTATGTTGTGAATCTTGCTTTTAAAGATGTGAAAATTAAAGGGAGAGAAACCTCACACATTGCACTATCACAATCAGACCTGGACATTTTGGAAACCCTGGAGCTGGACCAAACAAAAAGCTATTACAGAGACCTGTTTTTGATTGGTGTTTATTCGGGACAACGGTTCTCAGATTACAAAAGATTTGACAGGACTTTTGTTGATGGAAACAACATTGTCATCAGGGCAAAAAAGACGGGTCAATTTTCATACATCCCATTGAGCAAAAAACTAAAAGCTCTCCTGGACAAATATGACTGGGATTTGCACACAATCTCTGGACAAAAATTCAATGATCACATTCATGCAATTTGTAAGATTGCAGGCTTCACAGAGTTAGTCAACAAAGACAGGTTTTATGGAAGTAAAAAAGTAACTGAAAGAGTTCCAAGATATAAACTTATTGCAAGTCACACAGCCAGGAGGACCTTTATCACATTAACCGAACAAAAGGGAGTTAGTCATTCGTTGATCATGCAAGTGACAGGAATCAAATCTCTAAAGACATTACAAAATTATATAAGAGCAGACAAAGACAGGCTTTCAGATGCTATTTTAAAAGCTTGGGATTAATCTTTTTTATTGATTGTGTGTTTGCCAAATTGCTCACTTATGTTTTTATGACTTGAAATAATCGCCTGCTGTTTTGCCTCTTCTAGTGCAATCTTAATCTGTTTTAGAGCGTATTGTGTAGATTTTCTAGTTTCACTATAAATTAATTCTCTAGACTCTTTTAAATACTCATAAATTTTATGTGAAAGTTTTTCTTGTCCCGCTTCTCTATTTTCTCGCCTTTCTTTGTCTAATGATATAATTTTGATCATTTCGTCAGCATGCATTTTCTCGAAAAAAGCGTCTCTTTTTGCTTCTTTATCTATAATAAATGTTTGTGATTCTTTTATAGCGGTTGCCATTTCATTGACTTTTATTTTTAGCAATTCGGTCTCATAAGCACTTTGTGTGATTGCTTTTTCAACATTTTTTGAAAGCGTATTGAGAGCAAAATCATGATCCCTGAGAGCTTCAATAATATATTGATAGGCTGAGTCATTTGATTTGTTTAGGGAGTTCACACCTGTTTCCTGGGTCTGTAGACCTTTGACAATCATTTCTCCATAACCCAAAACAACCCAGTCATGATTGAGCATGGGAAACCTTTTAACGACTTTGTCTAAAATTTTTGAGCTAGGTGTCAAGCCCTCAGAAATTACTTTGTGAAAAGTTGACGGTGATTTAATTTGACATTGATTACTAAATTCTGTAATACTGTAGCCTGTTGACAGTCTAAATTTGTCAAGTCTCTGACTTTGAGGTGATTTCTTTTCCTTTTCCATTATAAATTTGCAATTTTTTCTACTTTATAATTACTATTTTATTCCTTTTTTCATTCGAATTACAAATCTTTTTTACCCTAAATTTGTGTATAATCGATAATTTAGTATATATTTAATAAATAATTCGGATGAAAAAAGGATCTGTTCCGTTTTCCTTCCTTTAAATGTAAACAAAAATGATAAGAAAATTGCATGAAAAAGCTCTAAAAAAGCTCAAAAGTATCAACACTTTAACTCTGTCTGGAAAGACTGAAAAACTCAAAAACGGGATAAGTGTTGAATACAAACATCAACTCATTGAGTTGGGTGAGTTGACACTCATTCTCTCAGGCACTATTGAGAATTTTCAATTAGCCTCCAGAACAATTGAGAGGACTTTTTTGGTGATCTCTTTACATGATCAAAACGGTCAGGAGTTTGGAACTACATCAAAGCAAAACTTTGAGTATAAAAAAGAATTAAAACGATTAATCACAGCATAATGACAAAAGAACAAATTGCAAAAAACCAGATGGCTCTTGAATCTTTATCAAAAAGATTTGACGGAATGGTTGCAAATATAAATGAACTAACCAGGATCATTGAAGGTCAAGAGCCTGCAAAATCTATTGTCTCAGGGGCACTGACTGTCGCTGAGGTTGCAAGACTTGCAAACTGCTCACCAATGACTATCAAAAAAGACATTGACAGAGGTCTTCTTAAAGTGGTCCACATAGCAGACAGGAAAAAGATTCCTGCTAAAGAAGCAAACGCATATTTAAACCCAAAATAAAATGAGACTTAGAAAATTAGAAACAGTAAAAGTTAATGGTGGCAAAGATTATGTAATGGTCGATAAAAGGATCATTCACTCTGCTGAGAATTTTGACTACAATGTCAAGATTAAAAAAGTTAAATACATCCATGAAATTAAAACCTGGCAAACATCCATTATTGTTGAAATTAAATGGACCAAAGATCAGAAAGAGTATAATGTTTATGAAGGCACTGCCTCTGAAACCATAGGAGTTGGAATGGTCAACAAGACTTCAGCTCTTGAAAATTGTTACACATCAGCTTTAGGAAAAGCATTCGGGTCCGCTGGTATTGGAATCCACAATGGAACTGCTTCAGGTGATGAAATGATCAAAGCAATAAACACATCAAAGCAAATTGATAAACACTACAATTTGATTCTGGAAAACCTAAAAGGATATCAAAACAAATATCCAGACTTTACAGATTTTCAAAATTATTTGACAGATAAAGCAATCAACTTGGATCAGGACCAGCTCACAAACATTTCACGAATCTGGAATAAAGCAGCTTGAGTTTTCCACAAACATATTATAAAGAAACACAAACAACTTGCAGAGGATGCGGAGGGCTTGCAAAAGAATTATATCAAAACTCTCCCTATTGCAGACACTGCCTTAAAAAAATAGAAAATGAATTATAAAGGAAACACAGTCGAAGATTACATTGAATTTAGTTCAAATCATATAAAACAATTGACAAAAAAAATGGATCAAAAAATTGAATTAAAAGCTCAGGAAATTAACAGCCAGGAGGAGCAGGCAATTACAGGGAAAAGAACAGCAAAAATGTGGATTGAAAGAGTTGTTTTAAAATGTAAACAAGGAAACATGGATCCAAAATTTGCAACCCTACAGCTCAAACAAACAGAGAAGCTTTTCAAAGCAGGGATCTCAGAATTGGAAGAGGATACAATGGAGTCTTTGATTGGAGTTGATCACTACATCTGGGGGGACCACAAAATCACCAGAAGAGAAGGTACAAAATCCGTTGATTATTCTGATTGTGAGGAAATCATGATCATGGAGCAGCATTTAAAAGAATTAAAAGGAAAGTACAAAGCAGCCCTGGAGGGAGTTTCAAAAGGTGTCACTGTGACCCTGGAGGACCATTGCTTTGCTGATGCTGATGGAACTATTCTGAAGCTGCCAAAGTGGAAATATAATAAATCGAGTGTAGTATTAACAAAAGTTTAAGGGGGGTAAGACTATCTGGACAATAAACAAGCCTCCCAGATGCTTTTAAAAACATAAAAAATGGAAAAGATTGAGAGTTATTTAAACCCGAAAAGAATGGCAATTCTAGAAGAAGAAAGTGTTGACGTTTTTCACGGAATGACACGAAAAGAAATTGATTGCAAAATTATTTTTATAAATGCAGCACTAATTTCGAGCAAAGAAAACACTGAAAAACTAACTTTAAAACAGAAGGATCTTGCTTCTTTTTTAAGCATTGCAGAAGAAAGGATCAGCAGATATTTGTCAAGACATGAGACACGGTACAAAGAGAGTGAAGACTACAGATCTCTGTCTGATAAATGGATTGAAAAGTTTTGCTCTTTTGATAGCACTGATCACAAAGAACATTTCAAAGATAAGCTGAAACAAATTGCAGAAACAAACTCTGAAAGATCATGCAAAAAAATGATCAATATTTTGCAAGAGCTTGGATTTTACCAAGCCCCTCAAATAATTTCTGAAGAGGAATTGAAACTAGTTGAGAATGACTAAAGATCCAGCATTTCTTTTTTACAGCTCAGACTTTCTCACAGGAGTATCAGACCTTACAATGGAGGAAAGAGGTCAGTTCATCACTCTTCTTTGCTTACAGCATCAAAAAGGACATCTAACTGAGAAAGTTATGCGATTGCAATGCGGTGGCATTCCCAATGCAGACGTCTTGGCAAAGTTTCGCATTGATGAAAATGGACTTTATTACAATGAACGTATTGAGCAGGAGAGAGATCGTAGGTCTAAGCACTCAGCAAAACAACGTGAAAATGCTTTTAAACGTTGGAATAAAGACAAATCAACAATTAAACAGACCTTATCCAATGGCAATGCCGTTGCAATGCCTTTAGAAACTGAAACTGAAACTGAAACTGTAAATGAAACTAAAACTGTAGTTGAAATATATCCAGCGTTTTCAGATTTCTGGAATCTTTACGACAAGAAGAGAGGTCCCAGGGACAAGATTGAAATGAAGTGGAAAAAACTATCACAGAAAACAAAAGAGCAAATTATTAACTATTTGCCAGAGTACATTGAATCAACACCTGACAAAAACTTCAGAAAGGATCCACAGACTTTTTTAAATCAGGAGTCCTGGAATGATGAAATTATAATTAAAAACCAAAACAATGGGAGAGCTCAAACGAATGGAGCAGACAGATCTGGCTTTAAACAGAGAATTGCTGCAAAGTTACAGTCCAGCTAAGTATTTCAAAAACACTAAGGTCAGAACTTTAGAACAGGCAGCCCTGGACAAACAAAGTCCAACACTAGGATCAATGATTAGAGATCAATCTCAAAGCTTTGCTGAGGGTGTTTTGGAAATTTGGATTTTGTTTTTAAATGAAAGTTTAGGAATTAAAAGGGAAATGACTAACCAACAGATTGAAATGGCAGCTCAGAGAATACTTCAGGATTATGGCTCAATAAGATTTGCAGACTTAACAGTTCTTTTTAAAAACATTATTAATGGTGATTATGGTCAGTTTTATGAGAGCCTTAACACTCCCAAACTAATGAGTTTTTTTAAAGATTACTTTGACAAAAGATGTAGTGTTTCATCAATGTCAAATGATTCAAAGCATTATGAGTTTAGACAGGACATTTCAGACGTTGCAGGAACTGACAGAAAAAGCAAGTCCAGGGAAGCTCAACAGAAACAAACACAAAACGCAATCTCACACATTAACATTGAAAAAGCTAAAAACAAAAATTAAAAAACTATGAGTATAAAAATTGAACTAAGGGGAACAGTCTACCAGGTAGGAAGCCCCACCGAATCAAAAGGAGGATTTATAAGTCAAGAAATGATTTTGCATGTCCCAAATCCAGAATTCCCTGACCATTTTAGAATTGAATGGAATCAAAAAGGAATTGAAAATTTAAGAAGTAAGAACATCCAGGACAATGATCATGTAGACATTACAGCTTATTTAAGCGGAAAAAAGTATCAAAAGGCTACAGAAGACTTTGAGAGAGCTTTTAATCCGTTTAAAGGCTTTAAAATTGATAAAGTAGTACAAGAGACAGCAGTCTCTGAGGACCTGACTCCTTTTCCTGAATTGGACAAGGTTGAAGCGATTGAGGTTAAACCTGACCTCCCCTTTTAATTAAAAATAGAAAAAATGAACAACAACATCACAAACAAAGATCTGATTGCTGCTTTTTTAAGAGCTGTTATTCCTGTAGCTCAAAAGTTTTTAGATCAAGAAATGACAACGCAAACTCCAGGAACTCAAATGAGTTTAGTCAAAGACGAACAGCCGAAAGACATTAAACAATTAGTCTTTCAGAAAATATCTAGAAACACCAGATATAAAACAAAAGACATGATCCAAATGGTTGACTTAAAAATCAAAGGAAAAAGTCAAAGCGAAATTGCAGAGGAGTGCAATACAAGTCAGTCAAGAGTTTCAATATATCTGAGAGCTTTTAAAAGACAGTACGCTCTTGAAAAACAGGCTGCATGAGATAGCCTGATCCCCTTAAAGGATTTTATTTTGATAAAAAAGGGAGAGTATTTCATTTTTCAGTTAGTGAGTTTTTACCCTTTCTCCGAAAATCCCCCATTTAAACCTTGGGGGTTTTTTTGTGGTCTGCTGCCTTTATTCTATATTTGAAATAGAGAGTTTTACCATGACTTTCTTTTCTATTTTTCTCTATTAAAAGGGCAGTTAATCTTTCAGGATCGCTGCCTTTTTTTTATCTTTATAATGTTTTTAAAAATTCTTTAGCATTAAAGAGCAGGTATCTTAGCGGAAACTGCTCTTTTTTGTTTATAACCCTGTATTTTTGTTGAAACTTTTATACTGGCTTTTCACTACCTATTTTATAGCTTTGATTTATCCAGGTAGTCATATTGAAAAATATGGCAACAAAAAACAGATACCGAAACAAAACAGTCCCTCAGCTTATCAAAATAGCTGTGAGGCATTTTCATCTGTATATCCGAAACAGAGACCAGGGACAACCCTGCATCTCATGCGGATCCCATAACACCTCAGACGCATCACACTACTTCTCAGCAGGCAATCACCCAGCCACTAGATTCAATGAAGACAATGTCCATCTAAGTTGTAGAAAGTGCAATTTCTTTTTAGCTGGAAATCTTATCCCCTACAGACAAAATCTTATTGAAAAAATTGGATTAAACAATTTTGATGTCCTGGAGCTCAAAGTTCAAATTTCAAAACAACTCGGTCACAAGTGGGACCGCTTTGCTTTAGTTGAAATCATTGAGAAATATAAAGCCCTAAACAAATGACCAAAAGACAAGCCTTTGAATACCTCGCATCTAAATATGACGAAATAAAAGAATTTATTTATCAAGTCGATGACAATTATTTTAAAATGAAAGGACAGTATCACCAGGATATTACACAAGAGTTTTATTTGAAAATGTACAATGAAATTGAAAAGCTTGAAAATGACCCTTCTCAAATAAACAAATTCCTTGACCGATTCTATGACTCAGGCACGTTTAAACTATATACAGTGATTAGGAATATGTACATCGACATGATCAGGAAAGAGAAAAAATATCTTTATCTGGAAGACAGTGTCATTGCTGGGATTAAAGCAAAGCAAGGGAGACACCTGGAGGAGCAGCCTGAAATTATCCTGGACAATGAAAAATCCATCAATCAAAAGGTTAACAGCTATGTCGACAGCTTTTACTGGTTTGATCGCAAAGTTTTTAATCTCTACAGATATAATTTTAAATATCACACCACAAACATGAGCAAACAAACAAAGCTTTCATATTCTACAATATACAGGACCGTTCAAAGATGTAAAGTAAAAATAAATGATAAACTAAAAGATCAGTATTATGAAGAGTAAAGGTCTGGGAGACGACATTGAGAAGTATATCACAAAACCCCTGGGAATTAAAAAAGTAGTTGACACAGTTGCAAAGGCAGTTGAAAAAGACTGTGGCTGTGAAAAACGGAAATCTGTGCTCAATTCCTGGTTTCCAAAGAAAGGGAATCTGACTCAAAGTGAGTTTGACTTTTTGACCATGTTCTTTGAGACTTACAACGGGACCAGGCTGAAATCTGAAGGTGAGAGGGACATGCTTTATGTGATTTACAACAAGATAAACAGGACCAATGAGAAGCCCTCTGGATGCAGCGCATGCCTTAGAAGCATAGTTGAAAGCCTAAGAACTGAAGTCAAACTCTATGAGTAAAAGATTAGAAAAACCATATAAGCTGAGAAAGCATCCAGACAATCCCAGGATCATAAAAGATCAAAACTACTTTTCCCTGGTCAAGTCAATGGAAACATTTCCAGAGATGTTGGAAAAAAGACCAATTATTGTCAATGAAGACATGGTCATTTTAGGAGGGAATATGAGACTCAGAGCTGCTCAGGATGCTGGGATGAAAGAGGTCTGGATTGATGTGGCTGTTGGCTGGAGTGAAGCAAAACAGAAAGAGTTTGTGATCAAAGACAATACAAGCTCAGGAGAGTGGGATTTTAACATGCTTGCAAATGAATGGGAGTCACAAGATCTCACAGATTGGGGTCTTGAAATTCCAGAGCCAAAAGAAACTGAAACAAAAGAAGATAAACCAAAATGCGACTGCTGTGGAAAATGATTGGGAATTAACACTGGGATTTTATCAGGGCTTTTTAATAGGCTTTAGAACATACCCACAAAAAGGGCTCACAGATTATGTGATTTATATGCCATTTATAGATTTATGCTTAACCATATACGATGAGTAAAGAACAGAAATACAAATACAGAGACAAACATTTTGCAACCTGGGATCCTGAGAAAGGTTTTCCAGAAGACTTTTGGAATTACAGAATTCATCCAATTACAGGATTCTATGTTGAGAGTGTAAAGACTCAAAATGAAGCTACAAAAAAAAAATATTCAGATTCTGTTCGATCACTACCAGTCAAATTGAAGGTTTTAAAAAAGTATTCAAACAAATTCAACGGCTATTTCACA